AACAAAATCAACAGATAGGGATAAGGATAAGGATAGGGATAAGGATAGGGATAGGGATAGGGAAGTAAAACAAGTTAAGAAGCCTAAAGCAGAAAAGGCTTTGCCTGTGCCTTCGCTCGAAGAATTTATTAAACACGCCAAAGAGCGCAAGTCAAATGTAAACCCAGAAGATGTGCGCCTAAAATATTTTTCTTGGAAGGATAACGATTGGAGTATCACGAGGGACAACAAGACAAGACCAATTTTAAATTGGAGATCAACACTAACAAACACAGTTAAATTTTTGGGAGTTGTTGCAATTAAAGAAAATAATAGTAACTTAGCAGACCCGCTAACGCAAGAAGAGGCAAATAGAAGGCGTTTAGAGGAAAAAAAAGCTAGTATGTGATGTTCGGTAAAGATTACAGGCTAAAGACGTTAAAAACAACATTGGCCATAAAGACCCGTGAAAAACAGAAGCTTGAAGAAGAGATAAAAGAGGTTAAACAACAGATTGAAAAGCTTGCGCAAATAGGCGACAATCAAACAGAATTATTCTAAAATGGACATAGTTAAGCAAGACGAAATAAGGGATAGAGTATTAGCATTGCACCGTAACGGAGGTGGCAAAACTTGGTATTGCGGTTACAAAAGTTTAGCTAAACACTATTCGGTGAAAGAGGGCGGCTGTACCGATTGGACGGGTTACGCAGGTTCGGGAAAATCTGAACTTCTTTTAGATATTCTTAAAAATCAGGCGTACTGGTATGGTCACAAGCACCTGGTACACATGCCAGACGCGGGAACTGTCGAGGAGGTTATAGGGAAGTTAATTCACAAATTGAGTGGTAAGCAGTTTGAGGAATTTTACTACAATGAACAGGGTGACAGGGTTTTGATTGAAGACAGGGTAACGGAAGCCGAAATAGACAAGTATCTACCGCTAGTGCTAGAGTCCTTTAAAGTCTTAGATCCTCAAACAAAGAACAATTCGAAGGCACTTACACCCAAAGAATTTTGGAAATTTGCAGTTGAAAAGAGGCACGAATATGGTATTTTTGGGGCTGTAATTGATTCGTGGAACTACATGCGACACGATACCGAGGGGTTCGCACGCGAGGATAAGTGGCTAGAAGATACTTTAAGTTTTCGAAACGAACTTGCGGAGCGTAGCAATTTACATTTTCACACAATTATACACCCTACAAAGGCACGAAAGGATGGGAGCGGCAAAACAATTGCTCCGGATATGCACAGTTTAAAAGGTGGTTCAGAGTGGGGAAATAATGGAAAAAGTATTATAATTGTCGACAGAGATTTTGAAAGCAATACAAGTGACATAATTATAGCTAAAGCAAAACCAAACATTGTAGGTATTCGTGGAGCCTGTAGCCTTTCTTACGATGTTAAAAAAGGTCATTATTACGAATTTGTTAACGGTCAAACCCTTTTCGCCAAACCTTTAGCCCCTGAACAACCCGCGATTAGCGCGTTAATCCCAAATGAAGAATTTTAAATTATGAAAATGTTTGTTGATTTCGCTAAGAATTACGACCACAAAGAAATTAGCTTTGAAAAGGTTGATTATACTTACGCTCATATTTTCTACAACGGTCAGCGCGTCGGACACTTAGAGAATCACACGGCGCACTTTGTTGTAGAAGTGTATTACAAAAGAATTACAGTTGGCAAGGGGAATAAAAAGCACGTTAAGCGCTTTATTCGTGACCATTGCGCATGGAATCAATACGAGCAATACAGCTTTGAACGTTTAGAGCGTAGGGGAATGAAGGTAAAAGGATAAATATACTTTAATATACATTTTCCATCAATATAAAAAATTAATTAATTACAAATCAAACAGTTAAAATGAAACACAACGAATACAAATTACAAAAAAGGGTTTGCAGTTACTTAAAATTGCAATATCCTAAAGCGTTTTTTCTATCGGATGCAATAAGCAACGTCAGACTAACACCGCAACAACAGCAAAGAAACAAATCTATCCAAAATAGAAATTTCCATTGCCCCGACTTGTTGATTTTAGAACCTCGAAACGGTTACGCTGGTTTGTTTATCGAATTGAAGATAAAAACACCGTTCAAACTTAACGGAGAAATCAAAGCAAGCCCAAAAGACCATTTAAAAAACCAGTTAGAAACGATTGAACGCCTTAATTCATTGGGTTACAACGCCTCCTTTCAATGGGATTTCGATAAAATCGTAAAATTAATTGACGATTATTTTAAATAAAAGTAAATTTTTCCATTGTCAAACCAAAAAGAGTAGTTACATTTACAAAAACAAATAATTAAAACAGATGAGAAAATTAGTAAAGATTCAAAGCGAGTTGAAAGCCGCTAAAAACCAAAGAAACAACTTTGGAAAGTACAACTATCGAAGTTGCGAAGACATTTTAGAATCGGTTAAACCGCTGTTAAAAGAAGCCGAATTATTCTTAGTTGTAACGGATAAAATCGTCCTTATCGGAGAGCGTTACTATGTAGAAGCAACCGCAACTTTGCACGGCGACGGCGAGCCGATTGCTTCAACTGCATTTGCGAGAGAGGCCGAAGATAAAAAGGGTATGGATTCGGCACAGGTAACAGGCGCAACATCTTCTTACGCCAGAAAGTACGCTTTAAACGGTTTGTTTGCTATTGACGATTCAAAGGACGTTGATACAGACGAACACCACAAGCAGACCGACGGAAATAAAGCGGCAACGAAGCCTAAAGCGAAATTAAACGAAGGGCAATTAAAGACGATTTGCGACGCTATCGAGGGCGGTAATGCTAAATATACCAAGAACAAGATAAAAAGCTCTTACGATTTATCTAAAGAGCAAATAGAGGTGCTTGACGCAGTTGTAGTCGGAACGCCAGAACCAACAGAACCAACAATAAAGGCGTAACCATGAACCTTAACGAAGAATTAGAATTTTTAAAAGGATTTATTCAGCTTAGTGAGGGTCAAGCAACTAAAAGAGACAATATAGAGGCCTTCTTAAATGAGGGTTTCTATACCCTCTTGGTCGATGCAGACTCAATGTTGTACAACGTTGTACACGCTCACAGGGAAAACGAATACGACCCAGAAGAAATGTACTTGGATTTTAACAGGCAAATTGACGCGGTAAAGCGGCAAATTGAAGGCGACGGTTGCGACGTTGAGGAGGTTATTGTTTTCTTTACAACGTGCCGTAAAAACTTTCGCAAAGCCTTACTACCAAGTTACAAGGCTAATCGTAAGCCAAACGAAATGATGCAAACGGTAAGCCTGTTTAAGGGTTACGCTATTCAGATGCTAGAGGAAGACTTTGTAGATGTTCGTTACAGTGATACGTTAGAGGCTGATGATCTAGTTAGCAATGAAGCTAAATTAATTAACAACGGTATAATTGTTTCGATTGATAAGGATTTAAGACAAATCAAAGGCGCACATTTCAACTACTACAAAGACAAGGTTAAAAGCGAGGACGGCAATACAGTCTTAGTGCCTTTTGAAACTCCTACAGGCTATCAAATAATGATTGAGAAAAAAGAGTTTCGCGGTTGGTCTTACACTACAGAACAGGAAGGCTTCGAACTGCTTTTGAAGCAATGCTTAGTAGGTGACAATTCCGACAATATTAAAGGCGCAAACGGTGTCGGAGAGAAAAAAGCGGAAAAATTACTAGAAGGAAAAAACAATTTTGGAATGATTAGAGCGGTTTACGAAGCTTATTCAATCCTATACGTAAAAGACTTAGAGTCAGACTTTTGGGAACAAACAACGCCAGCCAAATACAATAAACACAAAGGTGAAAAAGTAACCATCTTTGAAAAAAACAGACTTAAATTGAATATTTCTTTAATGAAACTTTGATTTAACGAAATAAGTTACGTACATTTGCATCATTAATAACAAAAACAAATAAATAAGCAGTATGAATTACACAGTAAAAGGAACAATTAAATCAATCACAGAGGTTGAAGTATTGCAAAGCGGAGCGGCAAAATTAAGCTACCGAATCGACACGGGAGAACAGTACAACAATCTTTGGGAGTTTGAAATTTACAAAGGAGTTGACCACTTGGAACACGCACACAATTTTGTCAAGTACAACAATGTAGGTGACGTTGTAGAGGTAGAATTTAACATTCGACCGCGTCTTTGGGAGGAGAAAGACAGGGTTTTCACAACGCTTTCGCACTGGAAATGCACAAAGCTAGAAGGTACAGCACCAACAAGCGAAGCGGCAAGCACTGAAAGCGCAGAAGACGACGACTTACCTTTCTAATTTGAAGTTTACAGATGTCGTTAATTGTCTGTTAAGTCGCAAAAATTGTTCCCTCACTATCACGAATGTTGGTGGGGGGACTCTTTTTATCGAGGATTTACACGCCTTTGTGAGGTTAGACGCTCATATCGTTCACGGTATAGCAGACAAAAAGAACAGTTTAAAGGCTAAAATGATTAAGGAAAATTTGTTATTTATCCTTAACGCCAAAGAGAGTAAGATGTTCGAACGTGGTGCGGTTGGTGTAAAACCAAAGAAAAAACGATAATTATTGAATTAAATTTGTTGGTTATCTAAAGTTTTAGTAAATTAGCCAGAACAAATAAATTTTAAGCCTATGGAATATTTAAAAGCCTTGGACAAACACCGTAAAGAATGGGTTAAATACCTTCGCAAAATGGGGGCAACCTCTGATGTTGAGGATATTATTCAAGATTCTTACCTAAGAGTTTACCAAGGTGGTTATGGTGGCCGTGTAATTAAAGACAACGGAAACGTTAACAAGACTTACTTTTGGTGCATTCTTCACACGATGTTTATTGCAAGCGTTAAAGCGAAGAACAAAGCTAAAAGTGTAGATTTTGAAGGTGTTAAAGGAATCTTAAAAGCAGAGGAAGCACAAGATTTAAAAGAAGCCGCAACGAATGTTGTATTTGCAAAAATGTACAGCGAAATAGCTAAACTCGACAAAGAAGGGAAATACCCCTTTAACAAAGAGCTATTCGAGCTTTATGTTTATGAAAATATGTCGATGCGAGGAATTAGGGACGAGGTTGGAATAAGCTTAACAAGTGTTTTCACTACCATTAAGAATTGCAAAGCGCAATTAAGCAGGGAACTAACAGAAGACCTCGAAGACCTGTTAAACGAAGATTACGAACTAATTTTACAGAATGACGAAAAAACAAGGCGTTAGAGCCGTAACGGACTTTCTAGTTATGAAAGCACAAGACACCGCAAGAGAGGCGCTAGCGGACAATGTAGACAAAGAAAAGCGCGATTATTTAATAACAAAGTCTGTAATTATTAGAGACTTGCTAAAAGACTTAAACGATGGGAAGTAGAACAAGACTAACAAACGAAGAAAAAGCCGTAGGAATGACACTACAGCAGAAAAAAGACGGCGCAACAGTTTCGCAACTGAAAAAGACTGCGCGCGGTGAAAAATTCGTTTCTTTTGAGACTGATGAAAGTACCACGGAGGAATTTGTACCCTTAGAACATGAGGAATCGAGCGAAAACACAGTAGAGAAAACACAGGAGGACCTAAATAAATCCTTCGAAGATAATGCACCAAGCGGATTAGGCGACGTTGTAAACGCCGTAACAACTGTTACAGGGATAAAGGCCTTGGTTAAAATGTTTACGCCAGAAGGTGAAGACTGCGGATGTGAGGAACGGCGAAAGAAGTTAAACGAACTTCATTTGAGGGGTAAAAAGCCCTACTGTTTAGAGCTTGATGAATACAACTTTTTAAAAGGCTTTTTCGACTCTAACCCGTTCGAGGCCAACGCGAGCCAAGCGATGAAAATGCGAACTATTTACGCTCGTATTTTTAGAATGGACGTTTCACAGGTCGGGAGCTGTGACGGCTGTATGCGTGATCTAATTAAAGAGTTACGCTCAATTGTTGGTACGTATGAATAGTTTTAAGGGCTATTTGTTCTGCTTTGTTTTATTGTTGGGGTTGGGCTTCGCGCTCAGCTCCTGCGATAAAGATGTGATTGTAAAAGATGAAATTTGCAGTTGCATTGAACAACATGAGAAATTTGATATTTGGGAGGTTAACGGCGTTATTCAGTCGGGCTACATCTTAGAATACGAAACGCCCGCAGAAGATAAAAGTTGCGATCTTGACAACGGCGAATACGTACAAAAAAGCAACTCAACACGATACAGAATAGTTTGTTATTAATTTATATTTTTGTTAGGATATTGAAAAGGTTTAATTATCTTTACAGAAACAAAGAAACAACAACAAAATGTCAGAAGAAGTGAAGAAGAAATCAAAAGCAACGTACAACACTAAGAAGCAAACTATTGCATTTGGTGCTTGGTTGGTGAGTGATGAACGAAGGTTGTTTTATCAAAAACGAAATAGAGAATTCATAAGCCGTGGCCTTATCGACCCTATACCGTGGGCGACAGCCGTAAGAAGTGTAACCGAAGAGGATTACAAAATGTGGAAAGAAGGCGAACAAGCCCAGCCAAAAAATTTCACAGCCGAAGATATGCAAGAAATGTACGAAAAGGGCGTTAACGATGAACTAAAACGTTGGACAAATGGTATTGATTAAATGGGGCTTAACAATAGCCGTAATGATTGGTTTAGAAATCCTTAGACGTTACTTAAAAAAGAATGGGAAATTATGAATGAAGAAGAATTAAAACACGCTGACGAATTCATGTTATTTGAATTGGAAAATTGGGAGTGCCTAGAACCCGTTGCGCTTGTTGAGGCTCAAAGAGAATTACAAGCATAAACAAAACAGGTAAAAAGTAGTTTAATAGAAGCATCATGCGGCTGTTTATTCTGACATATTCGCAATGCTTATTACAAAATGTTAATTACTTACTATGGAGGATAAAAGAAGGAATAACGGCGGGCATAGTACAGCCGCAAAAGGGATAGACAAACGTAAGAATAAGTACCGCGAAGCTTTAGACCGCGCGTGTACAGTTGAAGACGTTGAAAAGGTTTTACAGGCTTTAAGAAATGAAGCGTTTACGGGTGAAGTTCCTGCGATGAAGTTGTTTCTCGAATACTACTTGGGGAAACCAACTCAAACAATAGAAGCAGAAACAACGCACAAAGTAATTTCGGGCCTAGATCTGGAGAGCCTCTTCTCTAATAAGTGATGAAAATCAACAGAAAATATAGACCTATACTTTCAAATGATGGGCGTTACTTTATTGTTACTGGCGGGCGTGGCTCGGGGAAGTCTTTTAGCGTTTCTACAATTATCAATATGTTAACGCAGGAGTCGGGACACGTTATTTTGTTCACCCGTTACACTATGAAATCTGCGGGAATATCAATTATCCCCGAGTTTACAGAGAAAATTGATTTGCTGGGGTGGCAGGATATGTTCCATGTTACCAAAGACGAAATAATTAACACTATTACCGGTTCTAAAATATTGTTTCGGGGTATTAAAACAAGTTCAGGCAATCAAGTTGCTAACTTGAAATCTTTGCAAGGTGTTACAACTTGGATTCTTGACGAAGCAGAGGAACTTGTGGACGAAGAAATTTTTGACACGATAGATTTATCAGTACGTCAGAAAGGAAAGCGCAACCGAGTGATCATGATGATGAAC